ACTATACTTTCGTCAAGACTTTTCTTATTCTGAGTGTAAAATAAATTACACTCATTATAAGATGAGAAAGTTCTCTGTTCAGATATACTGTTCAGAGTTCTATCCTCTGTCATGAACATGACGTAGAGAACCCAAATCATTAGGCTACTAACAACTGCTTGAACTGAGGGGAAGATACCCACTTGGCAACTTCTTGCTCTCTTCTCCACATGGTCTCTGCTTTAGTATCAAAGCCTGTGTTACGAATGTTAAAACCATTTCTCTCATCTGCATAAGATGCATAGTTAGTGAATGCAGAGTATAAGGCAAACACATTCTTACCTCTTTTGTTAATCTCTTGACAAGCTAACTCGTACATCTTTTTAGCAAGGTTCTCTGACTTAATAATACTAGCCATGAAAGTTTTACCATCTACATTGAGAGGTATGTTTGCCCACTCTTGCATAAGTTTAGCACGTTTATCAAAGTTACTCTTTGCCTCACGTACCTCATTGAGTAATACAGAACGTCTAAGACCACTTGTATTCTTTCTCTTGATAGCATCATACTCCCCACCTATTTGTCCATTGGTACAGAACATATCAATAGCACCAAAGTATACTTGGTTAGAACAAGAACCATCAATACCATGTAAGGCAATAATCCTCTCACTAATTGTGGTCTGATGTTTATTTGTAGTAATAGTATGTTTTACATTAGGCAATGTAATATCTACCAAAGCAAATGCAGAGTTACGTGCAGTTGATATTTTAACCTTTGCACCATCAAGGTGTTGGGGTAATCTATTCTCTTGTATAACCTCTTTGATACCATTAAAATAATCAATGTGATTGATAGATTTAAACTTGTCTCCTACAATACCTAGATAATCTCCTGTAACAGAGTTCCTTACATATCTTTTACCTGCAAATTTAGTATCTTCATATTTAACTTTGAAGTCTAAGTTAGTTCCCTCTAAGTTAAAGAGTTCAGTTATTTGTGCGTCTAATGGCATGTTAATGCTCCTTTCTAAAATGTGTCCCAACTTGGGACATTGGTTAAGTGATAATTACTTATATAACAGTTAGCAGGAAATGTCAACTCGTCTGTTCTTGTTCTTTCTACTGTAAGAACCTTTACCCTTTTTAGGTGGTACGATTTGTTTCCTTCTTCTTGTATAAGCAATCAATCTTGCTATTGGGTTAATCTTTTTTAATTTAAAAACCATTTTGGTTTCTCTGTATAATTATATCTTGCAAACCTAGATTTGTCAACGATATAGAACTTTCTATAGGCTTCTATGGGCATAAACTCATCTGTCTTTAAGTCATCATGACCACTAAAACATTGTGGATGTGCAGTCATCTTACCATCAGGTATATACATTCTACCCTTCCACAAGCAATCAAAAAGTTCTTCTGAACTATGTCGTTTTTTATATCTTTTAGTATATTCTTTGAACATACAACCTAACAAACAAAATGCAAAAGTGAAGTTACTCTTGTTTTCCATTGCCCATAATGTACATGGGTGTCTTTTATGTACAGGTTTGTACAACTCACATTCTTCTGCAAAGCTAGGTGCATGATGCCACAATGCAGTACATAGCATCTGTGTCTCCTCTAGTGGCATCTTGACTACGTGTTGGTCACATAGAGAAGATGCAATCTTGCTTGGTGTATCTTCTATAATGAATCTATTCATTTATTCATCTCCTTTTTTAACATCAATATAAACTCTCATGTGTGTAGAATCTCCCAAGTTAACACCATGATAGGCTCTGTTTTGTCCATACAATTCAGGCTTGAGATGTTGTCCCTTTACTCGCATCTTGTATGATTCTTTATTAAGATACTTCTTCATAGTGTCCACAAACTCTTGACCATCTGTGTCGTTAGGTATCTCAGAGAATACATATCTCCACCCTTGAGTGTAGCAATCATTGGCATATGCCTTTCTCCATCTCTGTTCTTCTTTAGACAACTTATCTATTGTCTTGTCTTTTTCGTCAATGATATCCTCAAGTTGTTCAACCTTATCAATATAGTCTGCAATAGTTTTAGCTTGAGTATCACATCTAGCTATTGTCAAGTCTTGGTCTTCACTACAGAACTTAACGAATGCTCGTATCAAATGTTGAAAGTCCATATGTGATATGGGTATGAACTTATCTTCTGCTTTTGAATAGTATTCCTTGTCATTCAAGTCATACATATCACTCGCTAGTCTACCTGACTCCTGTGTCAAGCCTAGCATTTGTACTACTCTGTGTATCTTCATTATGCTAACTCCTTTGCTATTTTATTTCCATAGGTTGATACTTCATCTTTCTCTATTATGTGTGGTGCAGATTGCATGTAGAAATCTACCATGTCTACTGCATCTTGTTCTGACTTTGCCTCTACTGAATAGTAAAGGTAGCCATTCATACCCTCAATATGTATTTTAAAAAAGTATTCTTTCATAATTTTCTCCTCTGTTTGTGTCCCAACTTGGGACATGGTTAAATGTAAACTCTTGGTGTTATACCATTTGGGTGGTGTAATGATTCCATACGCACCCAACCTACCCAATCTCTTGGTATCTCATTCCAATGGTCAGGTCTATATTGATTTTCATCCATGCCTTGATGCATGAAGTAATCATCAGTATATGGATTGTACTTGACTCTATCCCAATCTACATCAGGCTTTGCCTTTATACTTATACCACCTTTGTCGTAAATGTAACCTACTGCAAAAGCATGAACATTCTTTTTGCCCTCTTCACGCACTCGCTTTTGTCCACCTTTGCGAACTACAAACTTAGCATCTTTTAAAGTCATGTGTGACTTGTGGTCTATAACTAAATTTGTTTTGCAACTTTGTACACTCCACACATCTTTGTGCAAGTTCCAATATACTCTAACCTTTTGCATAAAACTTCTCCTGTTGTTTTAGTTTAAGTTTACGTTGTAACTTCCTGTTATACTTCCATAAGTTCTTGTTAGTTGTGTTAGGCTTTTTCCTAACAGGTATCTTTTGAAATGTATCTTGATTACGCATTGTTTACTCCTTGTCCCAACTTGGGACATTGTTAATGTTAATACTTCTTTACTTTCTCTACGATAGTGTCTGTCGTGCCATGCTTGTAGCACAACAGACAATCTTTACACTTTTGACCTGTACAATTCTGCTCGTCTAAGTATTCATGTTCTAGCACATTATTGAATGTCTTGTCAAAGTGCTTTGGTGGTTTGCTCAAGATTGTCCCCACTTTTGGATTACTGTAGATTAAGATAAGGTTTTTGGGTTTATCTCTTGAGTCAAAAAATGTTTTAATAATATCAGTACGCTTAGTCCACAGACCAAAGGTACAATGTGGATTATGTTCTGCAATCCTACAATAGTTTTCAATGTGTGTGTACTTGTCGTACTTCTTGATAATCTTGCCATTCGTAGGGTCAACAGTTTCAGTACGCAATTCGCCATGTGCATCAAGTCGCATGAAAGCCTTGAGGTATGTAGGCAATTCGTGTTGTTCTAGCAATCGTTCTGCAAGGAACTCATTACGAGCCAAGGCAGGTCTCATGCTCTTACGATAGGTACGTAGCATGGTATGACTGTAGCATTCTCCACAGATATCCACGACATATCCTGCCTTGTCATTCTTTTCTTTAGCTTTGATGTATCTGTCGTAGCAAAAGCCATTGCTAGGTGTATCATCACTAATAGCCTCAAACTCAACAAGTTTGCCTGTCATTTTTGATGTATGAATTTGTTGTAACATATGCAACTCCACAAATAGTTAGTTAATTAAGTAGGCAGTTTTATGAGATGCCTAGCTCCTCTCATGTGTTGAGTGGTATGTGTATAAACCTCGTCTAGCTTTTAAACTGTATCAGACGATTACTGTTCACTCTACCACCCTGTTAGGTGTCCCAACTTGGGACATTTATCCTGCGAAGTGTCTGAGACCTCTCACAGGTTGCTTATGTTCAAAAGCTATGGTTCTTTTGCCCATGTGATACTGCTTGAACGTATCGCCTTGTTGGACATACCAACCTCTTGAAGTCTTTGACCTTTTTCTATAAAAGCCTTTTTGACCTAAGAAATTGAACCTAAAACCTTTAGTACCATCATTTAATGGCTTAGTAGCTAATATAACAAACATAAGTTGCTCCTTTCATGTGTTGAACGTTGTTGTTATTGTGCTTACACCCTACCACAGGATATAAGCATTGTCAAATGGGACATCACTTCTTCAGTAATGTATATACTGCACCACAAAAACCTAGCACACCCATTGTATATATACTTAATGGTATTAATCCTGCACTATAAGCTATGCTATCTCCTAATATGATTAGGCATATAACAGACACGATTAATAACGTTATTCCACCTAGTTTTTCAATCATCATTTACTTCTCCTCTGTTTGTGTCCCAACTTGGGACATTCTTTTGTTGTCAATAAATAGTTTAGCTTTTGCAAGCACCTCACGTCTATACTCATCACGTTTAGCCTTGAGATAATCTCGCATACCTAGACCCATTGCACCTGTAATCATAATAGGATACATGGATACAGTTTGCTTACGTTCTGCATCAGGTACAAAGTTCCAAGAAGACTTGAGTGTCTTGGTTGTCCTAGCAGGAACAGGATTACTGTTTTCCCAAAATAATTTAATTGTCATTCTCACTCCTTTGTCCCAACTTGGGACATTTAATTTGTTAAAATCAATACCTTTTTTCAGTATGCTTACACTATAGCACATCTATATGAGATGTCAAATGGGACACACAAGCTAACAAGTGTCCCAACTTGGGACATTAATCTATAACCTATAACCTACACCCTACTATCATACTACTGTCATACCTATAACCTATAACCTCCAACCTACTATCATACTACTATCATGCTAGAAAAATTTTGGACAAAAAAAATCCCCAACCATTTCTGATTGGGGAAGTTTATTTTAGGTTAGGCAACTTTTGATTTTTGGTCAACTGAATAATCAGAAATTTTTGCACCTTCCTCAGACATTGCAAATTCAATCATTGCAAGTAAATCTTCGTTATGCTCTTTTAACCATATATCTGCGAAGTTTTTAAGAGTTTCTGCCTTTGTTCTTTTGGTAGTTTCTGCAACTTCTGAAACTTCTGCAACTTCCTTAGTTGTCCCAACTTGGGACATTTCAACTTTTGGTCTAATACTTGCATTAACTTTTGATTGAACCCCCCTAACCCCATTAACTTTAGAATTTTTGGCTTTATCAGATTTAGCAAATTCTGAAACTAAATCAATATTTTCAACTATGAATTTATGTGCAGAAGTATCATTTTTGAACTCACGCTTTTTAATCCATTCGCCTTTTTTGTTAGTCTCAAACATGAACTTATAACCCTTTTCAACTAATTCGTCATTAGGTAAATTAGTCAATTCTGAACAAGCTTTATAAACTAGGCTATCTTTACCCTTTGATAAATCTTTAAAAATATCATTGTTTAGTCTATCTGTTCTTGTTACGAAAAAAGACTTATAAGTATTTGCATTTAAATTTGTCATTTTATTTCTCCTATGAATGATTGACATAATCACATTATGCACATCGTGAAAGCATTGTCAACTGTCCCAACTTGGGACACGTGAAACGTAGGGTGAGCCTCAAATTTTGAATGTTGGAAATTCCAGGAGTGAACGAAACGTGAACGAAACAGGAACGAAACATGAACGAATAGGGGTATACATCCATACATCAAATAGTGATACCATTTTGAATATTTTAACATTGTTTCACGTGAAACATTGGCAACTGATACCATAACAGTTACTAAAACAGTTAAAAAACTAGCAATTTCAAGGGTTTAACAGGTAAAATGTCCCAACTTGGGACACGAAAACAATTTTTTTTCTTGCAGATTGTCGCATAATGCTAAAAATTGTCTGTTTTCAATGCCATACTGCCATTGCCACCACCCCCCATATAGTACGCATATACAGATAAATACACAGATTAGGAAAATAGAGTGTTAACCACAAGTAATAACTGATAAATGGGGTAAAACTAGTATGTTGTTTTTATTATATTTTTTGAAGGGGGGTTGACAAGATGAAAAATTTCGGCTATAATTATGTATTATAATATAACAGTTAAAATGTTAACATTAAATATGATGATAATAAACATTCTAAATGTATACATTTTAAATAAAACCCCTTCAATGTTAAATTTCCGTACAATAATAGAATAAGTCTTGACAATGAGAAGAAAATCAGTAAAACTATATACACCAGAGAATATTTTGGAGGCATTTTACCATGCCATCCATACTAATACACTACATAAGTTACATATCCCTCATAGTTCCGTGTTTTATGCTCGTGCTGCAATAGAAGCGAAGCATGGAAAACGTTTCACACTAGCTCATGTAGAAAGAGCTATGAAAGCAGAAGGAATGTTGAACGATGTATGAACTATTTGTATTGGCTTGTTTAATGCAAGAGCCGAATATGTGCGTAACATTAAAAGATTTGTATGGTCCTCATCCGACTCACGACAAATGTTTAGCAAGAGCATATGAGATTGCACAAGGAATGCCTATTCATATGCCCATGTACTTCCCCAAAAGCTATAAATGCTTAGACATGGAAATAGAAGGTAGTAAAATAAATACAACATGGCAGAGAAAAAGAGAAAACGTGGAGGATTAAAAGGATTCACTCAAAAGAGTGGAGATATGCGACCCACAAGAAGTGGTGCAGGTATGACTGCAAAGGGAGTCGCTAAATATAGAAGGCAAAATCCGGGTAGTAAACTAAAAACAGCAGTAACAGAAAAGAGTCCATCTAAAGCTAGAGCTAAAAGACGTAAGTCTTTCTGTGCGAGAAGTGCAGGTCAGATGAAAAAATTCCCTAAAGCTGCAAAAAACCCAAATAGCCGATTAAGACAAGCTAGAAGAAGATGGAGATGTTAATATGGCAAGTCCTAAAGTAAAAAAAGCCGAAGAACAAGCAATGGCAAGAAAGAAAAATCAACAAGTGCAATCTAAAAAGAAAACTTATACTACAAAAAGTGGAGACAGTATAGGTGATATTGCTAGAATGCTAGGAACGACTGTATCTAAACTAAAACAAGTCAATCAAAAATTAGCAAATGTAAAAACACTACCAAAAGGTATGAAAATAAAACTGCCAACAGGTGTTACTGCAGATAATGATACTTTTTCAGAAAAGGTGAAAGAACAAGCTAAAGTTAAATTAGTTAGGGGTGGAGCACTTAGACCTGTTCCATCAGGTAATAAAGGCAAAGGACTATCTAAATTACCTAAACCTGTTAGAAACAAGATGGGTTTTATGAATAAAGGCTCTCTTGCAACTAAAAAGAAAACAAAAGGTGCTGCTAAAGGTGGCAAGGGTGTTATTGTTGTAAGTATTGGTATAGGCAAAATGAAAAAGTCTAAGAAGAAGACAACAAAAAAGAAAACAACTAAAAAATCATGACCTCACGTAATTATCTTGAAGAATATAGACGTTATCAAAAACAACAAAAACAAAAGAAAGATAGAGCTAGTAGAAATGCAGCTAGACGTATCATGATAAAAAAGGGTAAAGTTACTAAGGGAGATAAAAAAGATGTCTCTCATAAAAATGGAAACCCTAGAGACAATAGACCAAAGAATCTTACTGTCCAAAGACAGAGTAAGAATAGAAGTTATCGCAGAACGAGAACTGCAGGTAAACTTCATAGAACTGCATAGAAGGAGAAATAGATATGCCGATGCATGGGAAAAAGAAATCCAAGATGATGAATCGTGGTGGTGCTACTAAAAAATCAAAGATGATGAACAGAGGTGGTGCTATGAAAAAGAAATCAAAAATGATGAATAAAGGTGGTGCTGCTAAAAAGAAATCTAAAATGATGGCTAGAGGTGGCAAAGTAAAAATGGCTTATGGTGGAATGAAAAAGTCCAAAATGATGGCTAGAGGTGGGGCAGCTAAACGCTAACAATGTCTTATCTCATTAGTAACATCCCACACTTTAAGTGTTGGGTGCGAAGAGAGTTCACTTGTAATCACCAACAATATCATGGTGAGTTCCTTCATGCATTAGCTTTTGCAGTCAATACCATACCCGATAGGTCATTGAGCTTCCAAGTTGTATTCACAGGTTGTACAGAAAAAGAAAATGTACATGGTGGTGCAATGTGGGCAAGAATGCCGATACAGGCACTTGTAGCAGATATACCTGTAGATGAATGGGCAGAACCAATGGAAGACCATTTGTGTCAACCTTGGGATTGCGAATCTAGAAATCATAGTGTCATTGTTATGGATAGAGTCAGTTCTTCCCCTTGGCTTTGTAAAATAGACAATGCATTTTATACTGCAAGATATTTATTCACAGTAGACTATACTGAGAGTGAAATAGCAGATGACCCTGCACAACATAAACAATCACATGTGATGTATTTATTAGATGCAGGTGAGTGGACAGGTAACATTGTTGCATTACCAAATAATAGAGTTAGAGCAACAAGTCCTGCATTATGGGTTACAGGAGAAGGTGCTCCTGATTTTGCTCCCTCGCAGTGGATACATTCTGCAGAAGCACACGAATCCTATTTAGACCCTCATACGACATTTAACAATCTATATTCAGATGGTAGCCAAATTAGAAACAATAAGAAAAAAAATAAAAAGTAAAAAGAAACTTGGTTTTTCTGAAAGAGCTAGAGCAGTGAACAAAGGATTGTTACCATCAAAGGCGAAAAAAAATGGCAGTAAAAAGAAAAAGTACAGTTAATAAAGCAGGTAATTATACTAAACCTGCTCTACGCAAAAGAATATTTAACAGAATAAAAGCAGGTGGCAAAGGTGGTGCTCCGGGACAATGGAGTGCTCGTAAGGCTCAAATGATGGCTAAAGCCTACAAAAAAGCAGGTGGAGGCTATAGAGGATAATGCCACACTACACTAAACCATTAAAAAAAGTTATAGGTAAATTAAAAAAAGCATCTAAGGCTCATGCAGGTCAAGCTAGAACCTTAACAAGAATAATGAAAGACCAAAAGAAAGGTTACAAAAAAGTTGTCAAAAAGAAAAAAGCGTGACCCTAAAGTTGGTACAGGAAAAAAACCAAAAGGCTCTGGTAGACGTTTATATACGGATGAGAACCCTAAGGATACAGTTAGCATCAAATTTGCGACACCTGCAGATGCTAGAGCCACAGTTGCCAAAGTTAAAAAAATCAATAAACCATATGCGAGAAAGATACAAATACTTACAGTCGGTGAGCAACGAGCTAAAGTAATGGGCAAGACTGAAGTTGTAGCAATATTTAAAAAAGCGAAAGAAAGTTTAAAGAGAGCACATGAACGAAAAAAGAAAAAGGTGTAAGACTTGCGAATGTTACGACTGCGATTGCGAAGAATGCTCATGCGATTGTCATCACAATGATAGAGTTCTTACTGATATTCATGATAGACAAACAGATAGTCAATCAAACACAGAGATTTAAAAGCATTGACAGATGCTTATATTTTGCAGAAAGACTGCATAACCAACCAACTATACCCACAGAAGATGGAGGTAAACGCATAACTGCATATTGTAAACCTATAAGGAAATAAAATGTTAGCAGAACTAGCAGCAGCTAATGCTGCCTTTGGTGTAATTAAAAGTTTCGTTAGTAACGGAAAAGAACTTGCTAGTTGTGGCAAACAAATTTCTGATTTTGTTTTTGCTAAAGAGAAGATAGAAAAAGAAGTAAACAAGCAAAAAGCAAAAGGAGTTGCAGGTGGAGACTTAGAAGAGTTCATGGCTCTAGAAGAGCTAAGACAAAAAGAAGAAGAACTTAAACAAATCATGATATATGTAGGTAGACCGGGATTGTGGGCAGATTGGCAAAAGTTTCAAGCACAAGCTAGAAAAGCTAGAAGAGAACAAGAGAGATTAGAACGTAAACGAAGAGAAGAAATATTGACAGTGGTACAATGGGTTGTTGGAGTTTCTTTATCGTTTACAGGATTAGTGGCTGTAATTTATTATGCAGCAAAATGGGCAGGTAAAATATAATGGCATTAAAAAAATCACAGAGGTCGTTAGTTGCGTGGACAAAACAAAAATGGAGAACCAAGTCAGGTAAACCTAGTACACAAGGGTCAAAGGCTACTGGCGAACGTTATTTACCTTCGGCAGCAATTAAGGCTCTTTCTCCCAGTGAATACGCAGCCTCTACTGCTGCTAAACGAAAAGCGAAGAGAGCAGGTAGACAGGTATCTAAACAACCCAAAAAGATTGCAAAGAAAACATCAAGATTTCGTAAATTTAGTTAAATTAAAAGAAAGACTAAGAGCAGAAAGATTAAAGGAAAAGATAGACAATGATACAAGCACTAATAGGACCAATAGCAAATCTCGCAGGAACATGGTTTCAAAACAAACTAGAAAAAACAAAAGCAGAAGGTAAAGCAAAAGTAGCAGAAGCAAAAGCTAGAGCAACTGTAGCAGAGAAAGTGGCTACAGGACAAATAGAATGGGAAGGCAAAATGGCTGATGCTACAAATGATAGCTGGAAAGACGAGTTTGCCTTAGTAGTTTTATTAGCACCTGCAATTTTAGTCTTCATTCCGGGAATGAGAGAGTATGTACAAAGTGGATTTGAAGTATTAGCAACATTACCTGATTGGTATCAATACTTATTGTACATCGCTATATCTGCATCTTTTGGTATTAAAGGTGTAGGTCAAGCAGCAAAAATGCTAAAGAAAAAATAGAGGACAACATGGCAGATAAAAACCCAACAGTAAAAGCACATAGAGGATTTATACATATTCCTAGACGAGGAGGACCTAGAAGACCTATAAGACCTATAAGAAGAAACCCTGTAAATTTAGGAAATTTGGGATACTTTGGAAGATTACCAAAAGGTATGCAAGATTTATTATTAGCAGGAAGACGTATACCTATACGACAACCTGTTAGACCACCTAGAGGACCTAGAAGACCAAGAGGACCTAGAGTAGACCCTAGTCCTGATATTCGTAGAGACCCTAAAAAATTAAAAGATTTTATGAGAAGACAAAGGGAAAGAGATAGACGTTTAAGAGAACTTGAAAACAGAAGACGTAGAACAACAGGCACACCTACACCTGAACAAAGAGCATTAATGAAAAGACAATTAGATGCACTAGCGAGAGAGAGAGGTATAAGAAAACCACCAAAAAATATAGCAGATATATTTAGAGAACAGCAAAAAGCAGCAAAAAATTTTATAAGGTTAAGAGATATAGCTTTTCGTAGAAGTGCCTCTGCACAAAAAAGAGCTAAAGGTGGTATGTCTTTTAAATCTAAAGACTATGTAAATCCATCAAGTATAGTGGACAACAAAAAGAAATGAGTGTAAAAACCTTGACATTTTTACATATATCAGGTATAATTAGTAAAATAGGAAACTATTTTTATCGTAAACACGTTGAGTCTCTACATGCAGAACAACGTAAAAAAGGACTTAGAAGATGAACATAGATATATTAAGAAAAGAAATAGAAGCTGACGAGGGTGTAAAATATGAAACATATCATTGCAGTGAAGGGCATTTGACCGGGGGAATCGGACATTTGATTACTGAGTGGGATGAAGAGATATATGCAGGACCTATTGGCACTTCTATACCTGAAGAACAAGTACAAGAGTGGTTTGAAAAAGATGTGCAGACTGCCATAAATGACTGTCAAGATATATTTAATGACTTTGATTCTTTACCTGAAGATATACAACACGTATTGATAAATATGGCATTCCAACTTGGAGGTCCTCGTTTACGTAAGTTTAAACTCATGATTGCTGCCGTAGAGGTAGAGGACTATCGTGAAATGGCTTTGCAGATGGAAGATAGCAGATGGTTTAAACAAACTACTAACAGAGCACAACGTTTAATTGACAGAGTTGTAAAACAGGGTATACCTATATGACAACAAAGAAAAGAGAACTTACAGAAAGACAACAGAAATTCTTAGATGTTTTATTTGATGAAGCAAATGGTGATGTTGTTAAAGCTAAACTTTTAGCAGGATATTCAGAGCACTCTTCTACTTCTTCTATTCTTGCTACAATGAAAGATGAAGTGTTAGACGCAACTCAAATGTATATGAGTCGTAATGCTCCGAAGGCAGCAGTGGCTATGGTAAGTGGAGTTGATGAACCTACACAACTCGGTATAAGAGATAGACTATCTGCTGCTAAAGAATTATTAGATAGAGTAGGTTTGACTAAAACTGAAAAAGTACACGTAGAAGCAACAGGTGGTGTTATGTTATTACCACCAAAGAAAAAGTAATGGACAGAAGTTTAGGTAAGTGGAAGTTACCACAACCAACAGATTTAAAAGATGAAGAACAAAAAGAGTGGATGCAAATACCACGTATAGCTAGAACTATACCTTTTGGTTACAAGCTAAATGAAGATGATACAGATTTACTTGACCCTATACCTTATGAATTAGAAGCCATAGAATTAGCTAGAAAATATGTAAAACAGTATTCTTATCGTGAGGTTGCTAATTGGCTTACAACAAAAACAGGAAGAGATATATCTCACGTGGGATTAAGAAAAAGATTAATGCATGAGCAACAACGTAAGAACAAAGCTAGAACTCTTAGAAAATGGTCCGAGTATGCGAAGAAAGCAATCCAAAAAGCAGAAGAGATTGAAGAAAGTAGAACAGGAGCAAAAGCCTAAGGTAAAAATTATAGATGATATTGAAGATGTTCCTTTAGAAGAACACAATATTATTTTTAAACCAAACGAAGGACCTCAAACAGAGTTTCTTGCAGCATCTGAAAGAGAAGTTTTATATGGTGGTTCTGCAGGTGGTGGAAAAAGTTATGCTATGTTAGCAGACCCACTGAGATATATGGGACATCCATCTTTTAGTGGTTTGTTACTCAGACACACAACAGAAGAATTAAGAGAACTTATATTTAAATCAAAAGAATTATATCCTCAAATATGGAAGGGTATTAAGTGGTCAGAAAGAAAGATGCAATGGGAAGCACCATCAGGTGCTAGACTATGGATGTCTTACTTAGATAGAGATGATGACGTATTAAGATATCAAGGTTTAGCCTTTAGTTGGATAGGTTTTGATGAGTTGACACAATGGGCAACACCATACGCATGGAACTACATGAGGTCAAGACTTCGTTCTACTGCTCCTGATTTACCTGTATATATGAGAGCAACAACGAACCCCGGAGGACCGGGACATCAGTGGGTTAAAAAAATGTTTATTGACCCTGCACCTTATGGAAAGACTTTTGATGCCACAAACATTGAGACAGGAAAAACTTTACAGTATCCTAGCAATCATTCAAAAGCAGGTGAACCATTATTTCAAAGAAGATTCATACCTGCTAGATTATCTGATAACCCATATCTATCAAGCCAAGGAGACTATGAAGCAATGCTTCTTTCCTTACCTGAACACCAACGTAAGCAGTTGCTTGAAGGTGATTGGGATATTAAAGAAGGTGCTGCTTTTACTGAGTTTAACAGGGATATTCATGTTGTTGAACCTTTTGACGTTCCAAGAAATTGGGTTAAGTTTCGTGCATGTGATTATGGTTATGGCTCTTATAGTGCCGTGTTGTGGTTTGCTGTTTCTCCAGATGAGCAACTTATTCTTTATAGAGAACTATATGTTTCTAAAGTCCTTGCCACAGATTTGGCAGAAATGGTATTAGAAATAGAACAAGAAGATGGTAACATAAAGTATGGAGTTCTTGATAGCTCACTTTGGCATAAACGTGGAGATACAGGACCTTCATTAGCAGAACAAATGATTTCAAGAGGGTGTCGTTGGAGACCTTCTGATAGAAGCAAGGGTAGTCGTGTAGCAGGTAAAAATGAACTGCACAGAAGATTACAGGTTGATGATTTTACAGAAAAACCTAGGCTTGTGTTTTTTAGCACATGCACTAATACAATATCTCAGATACCTGCAATACCTCTAGATAAAAGAAACCCTGAAGATGTGGATACTAAAGCAGAAGACCACATATATGATGCATTAAGATATGGTATTATGTCAAGACCACGATTTAGTATATTTGACTATGACCCTGTTGGTAGACCCTCACAAGGTATGCCAATAGCAGATGCAACTTTTGGATATTAATATGGCAGAAGAAAATAACGAAATAATGATTGAAGATGATGCAATAGCATTAGAAGATACTGATGAATCTGAAATAGCCGATGCAGGAGTAAATAGTATCATACCTTTTGTACAAGAGAGATATGACAGAGCAGAGGACTATAGAAGAAATGATGAAGAACGTTGGTTACGTTCTTATACAAATTACAGGGGGATATACGGAAGTGATGTTCAATTTACTGAAGCAGAAAAGTCAAGAGTATTTATTAAAGTTACGAAAACTAAAACTCTCGCAGCTTACGGACAAATTGTTGACGTACTATTTGCAGGTAACAAATTTCCTATTAGCGTTGAGCCAACAGTTTTACCAGAAGGTGTGGCGAAAGATGTTAGTTTTGACCCGAAAGAGCCTGAGGAATTGCGTAACAGGGATGAAGAAACTTCTCCATATGGTTTTGAAGGTGATGGACAAGATTTTCCAAAAGGTGCTACCGAAAAAAGTTTACGTGAAAGTCTCGGACCTTTACAAGAAAAATTAGAAGGCATTGATAATTTAAAAGAAGGTGTAGGTAAAACACCTACTGCAGTAACGTTTAGTCCTGCTATGATTGCTGCAAAAAATATGGAACAAAAAATTATTGACCAATTACAAGAGTCAGGTGCTACTAAACAATTAAGAAGCACTGCATTTGAAATGGCTTTGTTTGGAACAGGGGTTATGAAAGGACCTTTTGCCATAGATAAAGAATATCCTAATTGGGATGATGAGGGTAATTATAATCCTGTATTTAAAACAGTTCCTTCTACATCTCATGTATCAGTTTGGAACTTTTATCCTGACCCTGATGCTAATAATATGGATGAAGCACAGTATGTCGTTGAAAGACATAAAATGTCTAGGTCTCAGTTGCGTTCCTTAAAAAAGAGACCATACTTTAGAGACACTGTGATAGACCAAGTTATTGAGTCAGGAGAATCCTATGTAAAAAAGTATTGGGAAGATGATTTATCTGACTATGCACCTGACCATGGAGTTTATCGTTTTGAAGTATTAGAATATTGGGGTATGTGTGATACACAATTACTCAAAGACAATGAAGTAGAAATACCAAAAGAATTAGAAGACTTTGACGAATTACAAGCAAACATTTGGATTTGTGATGGTAAATTATTAAGAATGGTTTTAAATCCATTTAAACCTGCAAAGATACCTTACATGGCAGTGCCTTACGAATTAAATCCATATTCATTTTTTGGTGTAGGTATAGCAGAAAACATGGATGATACACAAACTCTCATGAATGGTTTTATGAGAATGGCAGTGGATAATGCAGTATTATCAGGAAACTTATTAATAGAAGTAGATGAAACTAACTTAGTTCCGGGACAAGATTTATCTGTGTATCCGGGCAAGGTGTTTAGAAGACAAGGTGGAGCACCGGGTCAAGCTATTTTTGGCACGAAGTTTCCAAATGTATCAAATGAAAACATGCAACTCTTTGATAAAGCAAGGCAGTTAGCAGATGAAAGCACAGGATTACCTTCTTTTGCACATGGACAAACAGGAGTTACAGGTATAGGTAGAACTGCTTCAGGTATATCTATGCTCATGAATGCAGCAGCAGGAAGTATTAAAACTGTAATTAAAAACGTAGATGATTATTTACTAAGACCTTTAGCAGAAGGTTTCTTTAGATTTAATATGCAGTTTGATTTTACTCCTGAGATAAGAGGTGACTTAGAAGTTAAAGCACGTGGAACAGAAAGTCTTATGGCTAATGAAGTGCGTAGTCAAAGACTTATGCAGTTCTTACAAGTTTCTTCTAATCCTGCACTTGCACCTTTTGCAAAGTTTCAATATATTATACGTGAGATAGCAAAGTCTATGGACTTAGACCCTGATAAAGTTACCAACAATATGGATGAGGCAACAATTCAAGCAGAGCTTATGAAAGAGTTCCAAGCTCCTAAGTCTGAAGGACAACCTCAACAACCACCTGCAGGTGCAGACCCAAGTGACCCCACAGGAGCAGGAGGAGCAACTATAGGAACAGGACAAGCACCTATTCCGGGAGAACAAGGATTTACAGGAACACCTCAAGATGGACAAGCAAATACTCAGCAAACTCAAGCCGATGGTGAGCAACAACCACCAATGGGAAGCATTCAGTAATTATGTAGATGCTCTAGTAGAGCAACATCATAAAGTATTAGAACAAGCCGACAATGATATTATTATGTATCGTTCTCAAGGTGCAGTGGCATCTTTGAAAAAATTAAAATTACTAAGGGATGAAGTTTTAAAAAATGTCAGTTGAGTCAAGAAGAAAACAAAGAGAACCTAAAACAGAAACTGAAAAAGCTTTCCAAGCAGAAAAAGCTAAAGAGGGTTTGAAAGCTATGGCAATAGGACCTGTAACAGGTCTTCTTGGTTTGCCCTCTGACATAATAGACTTAGCAGATATGGCTAATGATGCTATTGCTAAATATGGTAAAGATACAACCATAGCTCAATTCTCTAAACTTATAAAACCACAGTTAGACAAGCTACAAGAAAAATATGGTAGAGAACAATTTGATAAAGGTTTTACAGAACTAACAGGTATAAAATCTGATATATCTAGACCCTCTCAAATATTAGGAGAGTTAGTTTCTTTAGGCAGTTTAGCCAAAGCAGGTGTAAAAGGTGCTAAAATACTTGGAGAAAGTTTATCAGATGCTTATAAAGGAACTGAAAAATTATTTGAAACACAAACAGATTTATTAACTAAAGGTCCTACAGGTGGTAGTGGTGGAGCAGCAGTTGAAACTGCAGGAGTTGGACAGTTAGACCAAACTAAAAAATTATTAAAAGATGAACAAAAAGCTATAACAACAGAAGCACCAACAACTATACCACCTGATGAATTTATAAATGCTCCTAAAGTAGACAAGATGAGCATGGGGGGAAAAAACACTCCTACAGGTGCAGAACAAATTAAAAAGTATAAAGAGTTAGACAAAACAAAAAAATATAATCCTGATGAACTTTTTGAAATGACAGGAGTATACAAAGGAGAAGATGGTAAGTTTAGATGGGAAATAGACACAACAGATGCAGAGCTAAAAAATGTTCAGACTATTACAGATGCAAAAAATGGTGATGCTTTTTTCCTTTCTAACCTATTAAAATTTGATAAACTATATCAAGAGTATTTTAAACCTATAAAAGTAACTAGACCATCTCAAGTATTTAAAGGACAAAAAAGTTTTTACGAGTATAAACCTATAAAAAATTTAGGTGTTATACTTAAAAAAAAGGATAAAGAGGGAACTCTAGGAGATTATTCTCCTGCTACTGATAAAATAACTTTGTACACTGACAATATACTTACCAAAGCTATTGATGACCAAGCTAATTTTATTTTAAGCACGGGTAAAACAATAAGTCTTGATACATTATATAAATTTAGATTAGAGAGTACATTACTTCATGAAGTGCAACATGCTATTCAAGGAAGAGAAGGATTCACAAGAGGTAGTAATACACAAAATTTTTTAAGAGATGGTTACAGTCAAGACTTAAAAACAAATGATGCTCTATTAAATAATTCGTATAATAATCTTATTGATAATTTTGAGGCAGAGGGTGCTTTACCAACTATTAGGGATAGAGATTTATTAAATAAAAATGTAGATAGAATTAAAAGAGCTTTTGATGAAAAATCTTTACCTCTTATAGATACTTCTTCTTTAGTTGACCAAGTTACTAATGATTTAAGAAGAATACCTATGCCTACTACATCTATGACTAAAAATGTAATTAAAAGTTATGTACAAAAAGTTAAACAATATCATATTAATAAAAAAGCACTAGATGATGAATATGACGTAGCATATAATAAATATAGAGATGACTATGGAGAAAGAGAAGCAAGACTTGTACAGGATAGATTTGAAAGAAGATTAGATTTAAAAGCTCAACGTGAGGAAGCTATTAAACAAGGTAAAACACCCTCAGGTGATTTTTTAAGTATAGAAAAACAAATGTCTGCTTATGAACCTATACCTAAAGATATGAAAGGTGTAACCAGTGCAGAAAGAGATAGACTTAGTAAAATAGCTAGAACAGACCCTGTAACAGGTAAAGTAAAGCCTAGAATTGCTATAGGAAAAAATACAGATGAAGTGCTTGAAGTATCAAAGTCAATAGAAAGAACACCTGTAAAAGAAAATCCTGCTTTAAAAAAAATAGGTGAGATAACAAAACTAAGAGATGGAACATTAGGAAGCAGAACACCAATGGATAAAGATGGTCTTCCTAAAAATTTAGTTAGAGACAAAGATGGTAAGCCTCTTGTTCTTTACTATGGAGATTCAGGTTTAGTTTATGATGAAACAACAAAATCATTTAAGCCTAGCAAAATACCGGGTAAGTTAAAAAATAAATTTGAACCATCAGGTAGAACTTATGAAGAGGGAAAATACATAGGAAATTTTGCTACTCCTAATCCTGCATTTGCTTCAGGCTACGCAGGTAGAAGGGGTAGTGTAATACCTATTTACATCATAGCCGATAAAGTAACTAATATAAAAGCTAGAAGTTTTTTAGATATTGATAAAGCATCAGGAAAAGCAAAAAGAGGAGAAGTAGTAGTAGGGGATGTTGGTTTTGATGCACCTTCTACTAATTTAAGTCCTGAAGCAAGGAAAGCCTCTGTAAAAAAATATGGAACAGAACAGTATGCATTTAATAGAGGAACACAAGTTTTTTCTGCAATAACAGGAGAAAGATTAACTAACTTACCTTCTATAAAACAAAATATTAAAAATAGATTATTAAATTTAAGTAAAAAAGAAGAAGACATACTTCTAAAAAATTTGTCTCCTGAAGACAGATTAAAATATAAAAACATAAAAACAGGTGGAGATGGGACTGACGATTTTGATGAGAAGTTTATTGATGACTTATTTTATATGTTCCGAGATATGGACTTAAAAAAGAATTTGGAAAAAAGAGAAGTAGCGAAAGGTGGAGACATTATGAAAAAACAAATGGAATTATTTGATGAGGGTGGACTCAAAGATGAAGGGAACACAGTTGACCCTGTATCAGGCAATGATGTCCCTCCGGGTGCAACTCAAGAAGAAGTAAGAGATGATATACCTGCACAGTTAAGTGAAGGAGAGTTTGTATTTCCTGCAGATGTCGTAAGATATTTAGGATTAGAGTTTCTTATGAAACTAAGACAAAAAGCAAAAGCAGGACTGAAAAGAATGGAAGATATGGGTCAGATGGGTAATGCAGACGAAGCAACTATACCTGATGATGCACCTTTTAATCCAAGTCAAGATGACCTACCTTTTACTATGGAAGACCTTGACATGGAAGACGAAAAAGAGTATAATGAGGGTGGAGTAGTAAAAGCACAGACAGGTACATTTGTAGCTCCGGGTGCAGGTACTAATGTAATGCAACCTCAAAATTCATATCCTACACCTATAGGACCACGTAGAACATTATACACACCTCCAAAAACAACTCCTGAAGCAGCACCTGTGGGTGGATTTATGCCAAGATTTACTGCTCAAACAGGTCAAGGTGGTCAACAAACCTCTGCACCTACATTTCAAACTTTATTAGGAGCAACTCCGGGACAATACGATGAATTTCGTAAGTATGTAAACGAGGCAGGTATGGTGTTAAACATACCATTTAAAAATGGAGAGCCTATATATCCAATACCTGAAGGATATACATTTGTAGACCCTGAAGCTACAAAGACAGAAGAGGTGACAACTAAAGAAGTAACACCACAAACTACTAGAGTTGTAGAGGACACATCAAGTGGAGATGATGATGAAGAACCAAAAGGAGCAGTTGATTTAACAGGTGCTGCTTTGAGTTATAAATCTATATTTAATATGGACAAATTAGATACAGAATTGAAAGATATAGCATCTAATCAATTTAATCTGTTTAATCTTTATGGTGCTGTTGACAGAGGGGTAACAGGAACAATAGACCTTAACAACGCAATTTTAGAAGCACAAAAAGTAACTATGACAAACTTCAAAAATGATGTGAGAGGCACTACAAATTTTAATTTAGTTGATTTAACTGATAACGAAAGAGATAATTTAGCTGGAAAACTTAGTGGAATTAGTAAAACGTATGAAGATTTATTTACAGATACTGATGGTAAATCTTTATCTATTAATGAATTGATTGACAAAGTAAATGAAATATCAGGTAAAGTTGGAGGCAGAAAATTATCAATGGATGATTTTACTATTGTCACTAAGACAGGACAAAAGACTAATATAATTAGTAAACGAAAAGTAAATAATATGCTTAATAGTTTAGTGATGGACACTACATTTAAAGAAGAAAGACAAAAACAAAAAAACGTAGAACAGGTAAAGAAAAACGAAGAAGCAAATTTCTTTAAAGATATTCCTACAACATATACTGACCCTGCTACTGGAAAACAAATAGATGACCCTTTAAGTGACTCAGGCTATGAAGAAGGTGATTATACTGGTGGAGAGGGAACAGATGTAGGTGGAGGAGAAACTTCTTTTGTAGGAGATGACCCTGCTTTTAAACAAGGTGGACTTGCAAGTAAAAAGAAACCAAAAGTTAAGAAGATGAAGCGAGGTGGGTTAGCTTCAAGATAATAACCCACATACATATTTGAGCAAGATTGAGAAAGTACTGATGACGTGTCAGGGTCTTGCTCATAATACTAGCTACTTATCCCCCAACAAGATGGCTACGATAACCCTAGGAGTAAAAAATGGCTGAACAAGCACAAGAAATGGTGGTAGATGCAACACCAACTAAAAAAGCATTTATGAATAAACGTTCTACTCATGAAGATAGAATTAAAAAAGATGAGGAAGAACTAGAGAAATTAAAAAAAGAAGCATTAGGTAAAGTTGAAGAACCTGCTACAGAAACTAAAGAAGAGAAGGCAGAGGATGAGGAAGAACCGAAGAATGCTGAAGAAAAAACTTTTAAAAAGCGTTATGGAGATTTACGAAGACATTCTCAAGAAAAAGAGAGAGACTTCCAAAAACAAATTGACGAGTTAAAAGAACAGTTAAATAAGGCAACAAAAAAAGAAATGAAGTTGCCTAAATCAGACAAAGACCTAGACGAATGGGCAAAAGAATATCCTGATGTTGCTGCCATAGTTGAAACTATTGCAATGAAGAAAGCAAAAGAGCAATCAGATTCAATCAATGAAAAATTAAAACAGATTGATGAATTAAATGCTAAAACTGCAAAAGAAAAAGCAGAGGTGCAATTATTACAACTACATCCTGATTTCACAGAAATAAGAGAAAGTGACGATTTTCATGAATGGGCAGATGAGCAACCAAAATGGGTACAAGATGCACTCTACGAAAATAGTGAAGATGCAAGGTCTGCAGCTAGAGCTATTGACCTATACAAATCAGATAGAGGCATTGGTAAGAAAGACACGAGCAAGAGTAGCAAGAGTGCTGCTTCGGAAGTTAAAGCGAAAAATACTCGGTCTGTTCCTGACGTTGAAGGAAAGTCTAATAAAATTTTAGAATCGCAAGTACAAAAGATGTCTGCAGATGAATACGAGAAAAATTCAGACACGATAATGGAAGCGATTCGTTCAGGGAATTTTGTCTACGATATATCTGGTTCTGCTAGATAAATAGTTGACAAAAGGTTATTTATAGGTATAACTATAGATAACTAAAATGTGACCTCTCCACGTGGACAACTCACATCATATCAAACTTGGAAGCCTACCTGATAGGAAAGAGCCTATGTTTAAGTAGCTATTAAACATACACCTCAAACACTATTAGCCGATGACGAGTAAAACTGTCGTATACTTTACGTATACATTTGTTTATTTCAATGGAGATAAAAATGGCATTTAAAACTGCAGCAGGTTACGGAAATCTGCCTAATGGTAATTTCTCCCCAGTTATTTACTCTAAGCAGGTTCAGTTAGCCTTCAGGAAGAACTCCG